CGAATGGATTTGGGTTCGGCACTATCTGCGACGATGATGTCCCGACGTGTAATTCCCTCGTCTTTGGCAATCCTCACGATGTCGGGGTTTGTCAATCCTGTGGAATATATTTTTTCGTCCACCCAAAGTTCGCCATGTGCCAACACGACCAATTCAAGGGCGGTCGGGTCATTGGTAAATCCAAAGTCAAGTCCGTACCCGTAAATCTTCCATTCATCACGGGGCGGCATTTTATCCACGATGTCCCAATTCGTTATGACAACACCCGTCAGTTTTCCCGTCAATCCTCTCGCATACACTTTCCACAATTCGGGGTCGGAAATGTTCTCAATCCTTTCGTGTTCCTCGAATGACAAAAACGGGTTTCCCCTGTGGTCGGAAATCAACAACCGAACACCCTCCCGACCGATAACCTCGTCATGCGCCCAAAACCTTGACGATGGGTTGTAATCAATCCAAATTTTCTTTCGGGTACGCATTGCAAGTTGCCAATATATATTATACGGGATTCCGTTCGCCTCGTTGATGAAAAGATAATCACGTTTTCCGCTTTTGGCGTCCTGTTCGCTCTCATACGACTTAAATTCGAGTATCGACCCATTCAAGGCGGTAATGGTCGATGCGCCCTCATGAACGGCGAAATACTTGCTCATCCATTCCGACTTTTGTATGATGGTTTTTGCATCACGTAACGCACCCACTTTCAAGTTCGGCAAATCCTGTCCCACGATTGTTATTACCGTGTTCGCCTTTTGTATCGCCATCACGAACAAAACTTGAATGATGGTGTACGTCTTTCCCGATGATGTCCCACCTTGATTCACGAACACACGATAACCCGAAGCCGTATTCGCTTCGTATAGTTCCCGTATTACTTGAAATGGCATTATCATCGTTATTTTCTCCCGTTTTGCCGTGTAAACCGTTATTTTCCCTTTTGTGTGTACTTTATCACTTTTGTAATTTCAGCCGCTTATATCGCCAATAAACGCCCTTATTCGATGTTTTCCACGTCGGCTTCCGTTTCCGATGGTTTCACACCACTTTCCACGTACCCGATTGTTATCGATGTGTCGAGTGCGCCAGCAATTTGTGTCTTTTCAACGGGTTTCTCTCCTATGATGTCGCGGATGGCGTTAAATGCAGCCGTGTCGCCTTTGTTCGCCTTGTTGAATAGTGCGACCACACCTTGCATGAATCTCGTTTGCAAGTTCTTTTCGATTCCGAGTTCTTCCATTGCGCGTGCCGCCTTTCCCTCGACTTTCAGTTCGCCGAAGATTTTAACCATTTCCCGTAACGTTTTCTTTTCACGACGAGCAACCCCCGAAGCCTCCCCCGCTTTCTTTGCGAGTTCCCTCCGTTCTTCCTCCGTTAATTCGTTGAATGGTATCAAATTTTCCTGTCCGTTTCCCATTCTTGTTTCCCTCCTGTTATTTTCTCATTTCTTCCCCTAAAATTTTCGGCACGGCATCGTTCCACGATATTTGATGGTGCAACCTTTTATGACGGCTTCCCATGTAGCCTATATGCACGCACGACGGGTTTGCCATTACCGTGTAAAAACTCTTAATATACGTACCGTTGTCTTTGTATGCTTCCGACATACCTCCCTTGTTCGCTTGCGTTGTCTTTTGCCCCAAAGAAACCATCGGGAACGAGAAAAAAAGTTTTCCCCTCGCCCCCAAACCGACATACGAATTGACGTCCTCATTAAAACGCCCCCCAAACTCGAACGGGTTTTCCACATCACATATAAACGAATTCATGGCTTTTCGTTTTAGTCGTTGGTTTCTCATGATGTCGTTTCCCGCACCTCCAACGAAATCGCCATTTTGGCACATTGCCACCGTCTGCGATTTGGTGTCAATCATAAAACGTAACATGATTTCCCAAACCCTGTCGAGGTTTTTGATGCACTTTGTTTTGGCTTTCTCATTTTCAACGTACCGCCATTCAAAGGACGTGTAATCGTCGTCGAGTTCGATAAAGTAACGATAACCGAGTTTCCTTGCAATATCAAAGGCGGCATTTCTCGCAAACAGGATAACACGTCGTTCGGTTAAATTGTCGTAGGTATCACATTTTTTCGCCTGTTCCGCCTTGTCGAACACGACCACATTTTCCTTGCCGAAATTAAGCATATAGTCGAACGCCTGTTTATCCTCATTGTCGATAACAATAACAACCCGACCCGTGTAACCACACTTTCGGATTGTGTCATACGTCACGACGTTGTTTGCTCTCCCGTGCGACAATATCAATGCGACGAAATCATCCCTCATTTTGTCCGTATTCCTTTAAAAACTCTGCGTCGAAGTCCATTTTCGCCTTTACGTACCCTCCCTCGATTGCGTCCTCAAAATCAATAATGATTAACGCACTATCTTCCATTAAGGTTTGCACCTCTTTGGGGGCGTGACAATAGTATTCGGCAATCCTGTCGTAGTGAAAGACAACATGGCGTTCCGCCGCCATCTTCAAAAACGATTTGATGTCCTCGGGGACATTTGCCTGTTCGATTCTTGATACCAATTCGTTTCGCTTGTCGGTATCGGTTAATTCCTCAATGGTTGGCGGCTCGTCCTCCGTTGCCGTATAAACGGGCGATTCAACCTTTTGCGTGTATGGGTTTTCGTCCACCCCTAAACTAATTCCCCAACCCTCAACATCGATGTCGAACTCATCCGCAATCTCATTTAACGTGTCCGTGTCCCATTCCAAATCGACTTTCACGGTGGCATTATCTGCGAGAGCCATTTCCCGCCCTTTCTTCGTATCAAGGTCGATGTCGGTACGTTTTACCGCAACCAATTTCGTTCCGTCGGTTTCCACGATGATTGCATCCTCTAATCCAACGGCTTTTGCGTTTTGGTGTGTCTTGTTTCCCGCGATTATTCTATTGTTCTTGTCGATTAACAGGGAACGACCCGCCCCAAAGTCACGTAACGATTTTTCAATCAGTTCACGACCCTTTTCCGTTCCTTTGTTGAAATTGCGGTCGTCCTGTATCAGTTCATCGATTTTCGCTTCTCTTATTTTTGTCATATTTTACGTTTACGGTGTTTTTATTGTTTGGGTGTATAGTTATAGGGTTTCGATAGAGTTCGCCGTTTGTAGCGGTTTGAATTGATTCACGACGCACCTTTCAGTCAATAACACACGTCGGTTTCTTACAAACGGACAACGTGCCAACGTTGGTGCGCCATTTAATGCGAGTGTATGAAAGTCCGTGACGTGTACCGCGTGAAAACATTCCCCACAATATCCAACGTCCGTCTTTGTTTTCTTTTTCTTCATCTGCCGTTCTCCTTTCTTTTGAAAACCGTCTATTCTCACGAACCGACGGTGTTTGAAACTTTTTTGACCTATGTTTAACTAAAAATCCGAATAATGTCGTTATTCTATTGCCATTCAAAAACCATCTATTCTCACGAACCGATGGTCGTTTCTAATACCCTTCAAAATGACATTTGTTTAAAACCATGAAAAACACTTTATTTATGATATGAAACAACTAATTGCCTGTAGAAACCCGCCTATTTTCCCAAACCGACGGGGCGTTTGTAATTAACCTTTGAGTTCGAGGTTTCCCTCATTCTCGCAAACAAATCCGCATCAATTATGAATACTTGAAACTAAATTATTATGTCTTGTGCCAACGTGGGGAGTCGAACCCCGAAACGTGAGCGGCTATTCTTGTAACCTCCCCCATCAACACCACGACCCAAAGTCGTTCGTCCGTTGGCATGAACGACGACCCTCACGGGCGGTCGTTAAAAATTGCTTTTTGCAAGTTCGAAATAGTATGATGGTATTCTTTCGAGAGTTGAAATTTTCACAAATTACATTCTTTCGTTTGTCCGCCGACATTTAAAAACCTAAACATTCAGAAATCAATCTATTTATGCGTATAGAGTTTACGTTTGCGAAGATACGAATTTTATGCTTATCAAACAAGCATTTGTTAATATTTAACTTTTATTGGGAGATTTGCTTCAACCCACGCCAACAGGAGTGCGTCCCGCCCCTCTTGATTCGTTCGCCCCTGTATGCCTGTTATTTCCTTTATCTCGTCGTGCGTTATCTTCCTGTCTTTTCCTTTCCAACACTTGCGCAATGGTTTACGGGCGACACATTCCAACCCGATTCGTTCCGCCATTTCAAGGATTAGCCGTCCCGTTTGCTCACATCTTCCCAACGCCTTTCCTTTTGCGGCTGCGAGTTGTAGATTATCCCCTCTCCTTAAATGCCAATTATTATCGTTGAGCCATCCCGCTTCCACGACAACGAGATAACGGAAACCCTGTGTCGTTTGGTTGTCTTTCACGTATTCGAAATATTCCATCACGTCGGCGAAATCCAATGCCAAACATTCCGCACGTCTTGTTTTCACATCAACACAAGCAACCCCCGATTTTACACTATCGGGGTCGATTCCGATTATCATGTCGTATTTTTGTTTCATTCCTTAACCCCCATTGTTTTACGGAAACTTTCTTCCCAATTATCGAACATTGTTTTACGGAAACTTTCTTCCCAATTATCGAAAAGGCAACCCCCGTTTTCATTATGATATTTAATCCACTCGCAAGCCTTGTCAATCATAGACTTGTCTGCCCATTCTGCGCCATTTCTATATGCTGCAAGAATATCAGTTCTTTTTAGATTCCCCATACAAGACGGAAATTTTAATGCAACGCAATCTTTACAGTATATTTTTCCTGCTTGTTCTATTTGTTGTTCTCTATTCATATAGTCTATTTCTCCATTCGTTGTTTGAGTGATTTGAGCCATTCTATCATTCGATTGTAATCTGTTTGCATTTCTTCTTGACGGAACATTTTCTTTAAGATAAAGATGTTGTCAATTATTGCTCGTTTCATTTCCTCATCTTCCTCGCTCCACTTACAAGTGGAATCAGGATGCTCGTCAGCCCACACAGCACCTTCAAGAAACCCTATCCCTGCGGCAGAGTTTACACCCTTTGCTTTCATTACAATAGGGCTGAATCCTTCTTCTTTCTCAAAGGTTTTTGCCGCATTGATAATTTCTTCTTCTCGTGTCATAATTCCAACCTTTTCGTTTTTAAATTCATGTCGGCGATAAAAGATTACGTTTTGTAACCGATTCGCCTATTTTCAAATCCTGTTTTATTCAACCTCGTATTTGATTGTCATCTTTACTTTCGATGTTAATTGCTCGTCCATCATTGCCGTAACATCATCCCAAATGACCGCACCGATTGCACGTTCTTTGTCGTCGTTCGTTGCAATGACTTTCATCAAACATTCCTTTTCAGTATTGGCACAATCGACGGTATATTGTTTCATCGTAATGCCGTTGTCAAACTCCTCGATGTGTAACACCGTATTAAATTCCGTTTTTTCCATTTCTTTTTCCATATTTAAAGTTTATTTTCTTCGGGAAACAATGATTGTTGTCCGTTCATTATTTCCTCGACACGTTTAATTTCTCTATCGATTTCGCGTTCTATTGTTCTTGCAAAATCAAGATTTTCCTGTGTCCTGTTCTTAAAATAGGTTTTTTGCGCCATGCGCATTTCACAAACCTTATCGAAAAACTCTTTTGCGTTCATTGTTGTTCCCTCCCGTATTTTATCGTTTATTTCCCGTATTTCCGTTTGTTTTTTGTTTCCTGTATAGTTTCATCATTTCCACATTTAAACCGCTTAAAACCACTTAAAACGTGTTATCTTTAAATTCCTGTTCGACCTCCCGTAACACCTTTTCGTCGATGTACCCGATTTTATATAAATCGTGGTCACGTGGGTTTTCTCCATCTTCCAACCATTGGCGAATGACACAACGTAAGGCGTCCACACCTTTCGGCTTCCCGTCGTCCTTTTCCTCGACCACCTTTTCTTCGGGTATCTGCGAACACCACCACATCAAAAACTTTTCGCGGAATTGTTTCAAAATATCCTGTACGTCGAACGATGATTTAGTTTCCTTGAAATCCGTCACGTATTTGGCGAAAAACACCATCATTCCATATAACGAACAACGATAGCCAAAATTAGCGATGAATAGGTCGGCGGCGAGGTCGGCGGTGTTGGTGTTCAATGATTCCCGTGCCGTAGTAAGAGAATACACGCCAACGATTTGAGTTTTGACAATCGTTTTCGCCACACCCTGTTTTCCATATAGTTCGTCGATTTGCCGTAACATGATACAGGGTTTCGTCAAACAATCGTCAAGGTGTTGGAGGGCGTAACCCCAATAATGAGGTGCGAAAAACGAATATAGATTTTCGATACGTGGGAAACTCTCCATAAATGCGCACGCCTCATTCCGTTGTCTATCCGAGTAAACTTGCGGCAATTTCTTCGAGTTGGCGACGTTGGGCGTCCTCGATGTTTTGGTTTGAATTATAGAAACTTCGTTGT